GCACTACTATAGATTTGCCAATAACTTCCGTTCCATTGCCAAGAGCGACCTATTCCGGATGGAGCATAAAGATCACCATATGTTGGGCTGGCAGGAAAAGTCAAAGACATTTAACGGCACTCGTGTAAATTTATTTGAAACTAAGATTGATTGCAATTTCACCGGTTGGTCCGAGTACTGTAGCGTCATCATCTAACACGTTACCAGAAACTCGAATACCAATACCCGTACCGCAATACTTTCCGGTTTCCCATTTCCCAATAACACCGGCACCCACCGCATTTCCGGGAATCAATCCACGCCAAATGATTTGTCCGGTACTACCGGCAGTCGGAGCCCCGGTCATGTCATACATTCGTACGAATCTTGCAGAGGAACTGGTATTGAATGCTTCCATGGAATAGATTTGACCTGTTGCAGATTTTACACTACTACTAATTACGGAACCCGAAACGTTTATTGCCGAAAAACTAGAAAGCCCACCAGCAGTGTATGGCTGAACAACCATGATCTGTTGGTGCCCCGGAGTCATTCTAGCTGCACCAACTCCTCCTTCTGAGGCAGAAATTGGAGTGATTTCATCCACAATAAATCCGACCATGGTAACTTTAGAAGCACCGGTGAGAAATTGTGCATTGTCTGTAATATTTGCGTTAGCCGCTTGACCTTGAGCCATTTAGAAAACTCCGTTTATGATACAACTCCACCATTTGCTACAATAGAAACTCTACCCAGATTGGTATCGATTTCACCCTGACCAGTGCCGTCCTTGATGGTAACGATTGGATATCCGGCTGTATAACTTGCAGGAAGAGTTACACCATTCCATGCAAGAATATTTGCATTGACATTTCCTGTTACTACCGATGCCGCAGATCCGGCAATATATCCAATATCTACATATGGAACACCGGCGACATAGCTGGTAGCAGCAGTTGCTCCCATCCACATTTGAACGTTGGCATTGATATTACCACTTTGTCCGAGAGCAGTAAGACCACGAAGATATACAAGATTGACATCAGGATATCCGGATACTGTATTTGTAGCTGCACTAGCACCATTCCACATAACTACATTTGCAGAAATAACACCAGTAAGAGAAACTGCCGTAATTCCGTTGATATACTTCAGGTTTGAAGCAGGGCTGCCGGGAATCGTTCCCGTCATCGCAGTGGCACCTTGCCATGATTGCACATCCACACTCAAATTGTTATTTGCCACCGTAGACGTAATACCTTTAGCATAACCAATATCAACATAAGGCACACCAAGAATATTTCCTGTAGCGGCAGTGGTTCCTTGATACATTTTAATATCTGCTGGAACTGGCTGCAACTGAAACCCAATATCAGTTTCAACCATATTTGCCGCACCAAAGAAAGACACAACAGATTCATTTGCTTCGGTGAACAAAGCATCCGGAACATCAAAGCGATACACGCCTTTCATATACACGGAATCGACTTGCAAAAATCCACCGGAAGTCCATCCGGCGGTCAATGCAGACAATGCATACAATGAAATATTTGTAGACGTAATTCCGGTTTTGGTATAGAATGCAGTCAACCCCAATGTACCATTGGTCAGACCGGTCAATCCTGCACCTACTGTAGATGCGGAATTAAGAATCTTGAGAAATACTGAATAACCTGTTGTACCTTTTGGTATATGATGCATTTTTAGTTAATTCCTGCGTGTAAACCACGATTGACTTTAATTCCACTAGATCCGCCGCTTGCTACTTCCAGATGATTTGCTGCTCCGATGTCAAGATATTGCTGAGTAGTAGATCCCTTAATACCAATTTCTGATGGATATGCAAGTTGTCGGAGCAATGCTCCACCTCCAGCCGTGTTATTAAGAGAAAAATTTCCACCGGCTGCATTCGTGAAGGGATCTGCTGACAACGTTACATCACCTTCTCCGATACGAAAATTCTGGCGTGCTCCACTACTGTTTGAGCCGAATGCACAATTTTTTACGATGGGATATGTACCATCCAAAAGACCCGCTGTAGCACAAGAAATTCCATATCCACCAGTAGTTCCATATGAAATAATATTTGCAAATATCATACCTCTGGATCCACCAGTGGTATATTCAAATCTAATGTTACTCTGTGAATTTCCATAAAATGAACAATTTATAATTCGTTTTACTGCGTCTTCATCTGTGGTCGTGACTTGATCCCATAATCCATATCCATTCGCACCTGTGTTCGAATAAGCAATACAATTTAACAATATCAAATCATGAGCTACGCTTCCACTAAATGAAAATCCAGAACCAGCATTTGCATAAGAAACACAATCCATTAATAGTAAAGAGTTAGTTGCTTGTGCAATTGAAAATCCATGCGATGTGCTATTCTTTGCAACGCACCGTATAAAACTGCATCTGTTCCAACTTGCTCCTGCTGCTGCAAACCCAGACAAACAACCATCCGCGATACAATTTTCTAGAGTTAATCCAGACATGCTTGCAGTATTTGCGTGAAATCCATTTCCCCGAGTAGCGGCAGTGTGAGTAAGCTTGAAGTTGCGAATTCTTGTTCTAAAAAGACCATTTGTTGTTATAAGATGATTACTATTAGTTGCCGATGTAAATACGGGCATAGATCCTTCTACTACGTCCACATCGGCTCGTGTGCCTCCAGCCGGATATCCAATAAATGCAATTTCTCCCCCAGTTAAAGTTCCGTCACAAGTAAGCGATCTAGTAGTTGTTTTGGTATAAGTTCCGGATGCAACGTAAACAATATTTCCGGGAACCACGAGAACATCCGCCGCCTCCGGTGTTGCTAGTGCTCCACCAAGATTTGCCACGCCATTGATGCTAGAAAGAGTTCCGAGTGATTTATCACAAGTGGCAATTCCCGAAGCCACAGAAACAATATAAACACGTTGAACTGTAAATCCAGTACCTGATGTAATATTCAGAACATTTCCTACATGTGCAGAAGTAAATGGGGTAGCAACCGAAGTACAATTTGTATTTGTCGTGGGATCAATTACAAGATCTGTGTATGCAACTTGAGCTGAATTTTGTAATGAATAATCCGTGCCACCACCAGTGGGTGTATAACCACCACCATTGTTATCACTTCCACTAGAACGAACTTCCCAAATCATATTTGCCGGAAACGCCATTTATTGTCCTTAATTTACAAATCCTGCTTGTAAATAAGCAAGTACTGTTTGTGGAGTTAAAGCAGAATTCCAATTATATCTAGACTGATTTCTAACTTGATTCAAAAATGCTTCTGTACTAGCTGTTCCGCCAAGCAAAACATTATAAGTAGCCAAACTTCTATTTGGATCGGCGTAACTCACAGCAGTTGATGTCGCCGTGTCTCCAATTGTACTATTCCATTGAGCCAGAGATTTATCAACATTATTGATCTTAAACCACCCAAAAGCAGAAAGTGTAGTATTTGCTCGTGTGCCATTATATGTTATTTGTCCTACATTAACAGGAAAAATAGACGCTAATGTATATGCCGAACCAGCAGAGGGATCTTGTAAATCATTATTTGAAAATGAATTTCCAGACAATGATACGAAAGTTGTTGGTGCATTTGGAGTCGTCACTGTCGGAACAGACAAACCATATCCCCAATTGTAAATAATATTATTATAGAAAGTTGAATTGTTTACTCCAACTCCAGCAGAAGCATCTGACGCATTTATAGACAATCCAGCTTGGGTATTGGTGGTTAATTTATTTGCTATGATGTTATTATAGCAAGATGCCCCAGTCAATCCGATATTTGCTAGCTCAATACCCTGACCTCTTTGAGTGTCTCCTGTAATATCTTTACCTTCCAACACCACGTTCGAATATACAGATCCTTGCACCCCATTAACATGAGTATTTGCAGATACGGTTCCGCCGCCCAACAAAATTCCAATAGAATTTCGAACAACTACATTTTCATACACAAATCCACCTGAGCGAGCTTGTAATCCATGAGAACTTGCATTTGTCAAGAAATTACGACGAATTATCGGTGCTTCACTTCCTTGACCGTTCGAAGTATCAATGTATATATTGTGTTTAAAAATATCAGGAGTTTCCCCAACAATTGCTTTCCATCCATTATGATCAAAAAGATTTTCTTCAACTAAAAGATAATTAATCCTAGTACAAAACAATCCTTGACCATGAGCAGATCCTGTTGTATAAGCATCAACGATAGTATTTCTTCGAATGGAAACATTCGTTATGCTTCCATACGCAAGAGTATCTGCTTCAATATCAATGTTATATGTATAGCTGTCAAATTTACAATCTTCTATTAAAAAATCTCCGCCATCTCTAATCCACCGAACCCCATAAATTGTTGCATTATCTAATCTCGTATGTGGAAATGCAGACAATCCAACAAGAGCAACGTAATTCATTGTTGCAGGAGCACCGCCGCCGCCAGTTACTGTGAAAAAATTACTTGTTCCTGTATTGAACTGTGGTCTAGTGTTACTTGTACCATAAGAAGATATCAATATTTTTTCTGATGCAGATCTACCTCTTTTTTTCCAATCGAACGTTTCATTTGTCCAAGTGTCACCACGTTTAAATAACAACCAATCAGGATATGTGTCTCTAATAAGAGCATATCCACCGGCAATTGTAAGTTTTGGGGTATTTTCTGTTAGTCCATCATTAGAATCGTTACCAGTAGAAGAAGACACGTAAACTTTACGAGTATCTACAGATTCTGTAAAATTAGTCCACCCAGACGCAAGCCCGGCACTTGCAATAACAAGCAAACGATTAGAAGTTTTTATCACCATATAAGACATGGATTAACTATTTTCCTGACCGAACAAATTGAAACTCAGATTTGCTGTACTTGCATATACCTTTACCTTATCGGTAGTTGCCAAAGTAATTCCCATAGTAGCAACAAATGTATCATTTCCTCCTACGATCACATCATAAAACAAATAATCTTTGTTTGCAGTCGCACCCCCACCCACAGCCACACTGATTCTAAATGTAGATGCAGTAGCTGCACGATTGCATACCACTACTGAAGACACCACAGCCGTTGTAGAACTCGGAACTGTATACAAATCCGTTTCAGTTGTAGCAATAGGAGCAACTTGTCCCAATGTTTTTAATGTCGTAGGCATAAACTATTACGCTCCCATGAGAAGAAAGAAGTTTCGATAATCATCACCCGACATTCCACCACCGCCGCCAGATCCAGCAGGTCCAGTGGCTCCTGTAACACCCGCAGGTCCAGCAGGTCCAGTTGCTCCCGTAGGTCCTTGAGGGCCCGTGGCACCAGACCCAGTAGCACCAGTAGATCCTTGAGGTCCAGTTGGACCAGTCGCGCCCGTGGCACCAATTGCTCCGCCAGAGGAATAAGCTGCCCAATATTCTCCGGACCAAATCCATGCCCTATTCGTTCCCGAGGGTGCATAAATCTGATTCAAAGACGGCGAAGATGGAAAATCGATTGCCATATTTGTTCTCTAATATTTATTCGAAATACCCAACAACGGTAACGGTTCCTCGCCACACCAACGAAGCTGTAGCAGCACCGTTCAATTGTTTGACTCCAATGTGAAACACACATCCTGCTGGTACAACTAATGGTCCCTCTGAAAAATCAACAGTAAATCCCGGAGCCTGCGTTCCGATTGGAGCAGAGGCAAGAAATGATTGTGATCCAAGAGCAATTCTTCTAGCCTGTGTTGCAATCGTCGTGTCAGCTACAACAGCCAAAGAAACTGCCGAAGCACCTTGAGCCCCGGCACCAGCAAACCAGAAAAAGGAAGTAGCATTCACCCCAGCAGCACCCGTAACAACAGTTTCTCCAATTCTAATAGAGGTGACGTGTAGGGTTTTTCCCGGCAATGAGGTCGAGGCTGCCGGATTCGTATACGCAAATAAAGCCCAATCAGTTTCATTTGTGGCCGATGCAGCAAATTGCCACTGCCCACCTAGAGTTGAATATCCGGCAGTAGTATTTGACAATGATGCGCTGGCTGGAGCAGCAGAGTTTGCCCAATTTGCTGTATAACTTGACGCAGTTCCCGGCTGAACTTGATATGCCCCGCCGCCGGATCCACTCATGATATGAGACCATGGCTTATTGGAAATAAGGTCTCCTTGCGAGACCGACATCAATCCACATTTGATAATACGAGCAGTTGCGGGAGATGGCGTACCGGGATTGGTATTTCTAATGAATAGTGGCAGGGAACAAGCTTGTGATGGATGTGTTTGATTGCTCGGAATTCGAATGTTAGCAACGAGTGTGTTATTGATCCAGAATTTAGCTCCGTCCGCACCAACCGAAATCAAATAGTGATGAACTAATGTTGGATCATAAATTGAAACTCCATCTCTACATTTTAGGTTGGTAGTAACAATTGCGGTTTCTAGTTCAACTGAGTTGAAAGATAAAACGACTGCCAAGCCACCACCAGACAATCTTCTAAAAAATACACCGTCCGTGACAGCAGCAGTAGAAGTAGAAGGGATACCAAATCCCCATTCACTTACTGAGTTGGCGGTATTATACCCAGCGGTTTCCGAAATCCATAGTTCTCCATAAGTCAAATATGATCCAAACAGAGTAAATGTCTTTAGTGTCTTTGTAATGACATATTGCCCGGAAGTTACCGTTCCTGTAGAAAGCAAAAATCCAGAAGCCTGAGACATCGCGCCGCCAGAAACCACACTTGTAATGTGTCCTTGTGGGAGGTTTGTTCCTTCGAATGATAGATTGAAATTGATTGTATCCGTACCAACTCTTAATCTATAATCTTCTGTAATTTCTGCTTCTTTTACATTTCGCAATCCAGTTACTGATCCACTATCATTTTCTGTTGATAGCTGTACAAACCCTGCGTTACCTGCATTAGTAGGAGTAACTACATTTAGATCATTATTGGTAGAAACATTTGCTAATCCACTTGAACTATTTCCGCCCTTAATTTGAACACCCATTATTTACTTACTCCATTTAATTGACAAAACAATTTACAGTATACTTTCCATATGTGCCATTGGGGGCATGAGCGTGCAAATCAAACCCCGTTCCCGCTAAAATATTGGTAGATTCCAATCGAATGTTTTCTAATATTGCATCTTCTGGCGTGTGATCACTCGATGTCGCCATAATTTTACACGAAATAAAATGATCCGATTCCATCCAACTCAATCCCGTTACCGTCAGTGTAACCAATGTTGCTTCAGAATGCAAGACTTCGAACGTATTATTTAGTATAGAAAAGTTATATGAACTATATGTACATCCTGTTCCGCTCATATCATTTACAATTTTGGTTGAATTGAAATAGCTAGCTGTATTTTGTTCATAAAAAGTTGGTTTAACAATGATGGTGGCATTTCTAGAATTGCCCGACCCACCATCAAATTGAAACAATTTAGCAGAAACATGATGTGCGGTGATAGTAATTGCGTTAGATATCAAAGAAATGTCAGCATTTGCAGTGATGGCTAAAAGATTTGCTTGTTGTGTGGTCGAATTGATACCCGTCAAAGTAAATGTTAATCTATCATATTCAGAAGAAAAATCTACAATTGCAGTTACAGTTCTAGAACCTCTTTTCCAACCATAATCATAATTATTGTTGGATGTCTTGCAAAGAACATAATTTGATGTTCCCCCAGTTGGTCCTTGAAATCCAGTTGGTCCAGTTGGTCCTTGGGGTCCAGTTGGTCCTGTAGAACCTGTGACTCCATTAGACCCAGTTGCTCCAGTTGGTCCTTGGGGTCCAGTTGCTCCAGTTGGTCCTTGAAATCCAGTTGCTCCAGTTGGTCCGGTTGGACCAATCGCCCCGGCATTGGCTTCGATCCACTGGGAAGAACTTCCGTCAAAGACGTAAAAGTATTCAATGCCGTTTACTAGATTATACCAACGATCGCCCGCAGTGGCACCAGATGGAGCCCCAGTAGCAGACGTAAAGCGAATTCCCGGACCAGTTGCTCCGGTTGGACCGGCTGGACCTGTTCCAGATCCGCCACCACCGCCGCCGGAACTAGAAATGTATACTGTATTCGTACTCGCATCAGCAGTAATTGTTACATTAGATCCGGCAACAAAAGATAGCGTTTCTTTTTCGTACTGAATTGAATTTAAGGTAATACCACCAGCCGATACTGTTTTGAATGCAGTATCCATTCCTCCGCCAGCAATGTAATTGGAAGAATTTTTAGGTAATTTGGAAACGTCTAGTTTTAGATGGCTAGTTTCTTTGTCGTATATTAAAGGACTGGATACCTTGAGAATTGGAACTACACCGTCTTTGCCTGATTCTCCCCGTTCTCCTTGATCACCCTTTGGTCCAATTGGACCGACTGGTCCAATGCTTCCTCTTAATCCCGGCTCTCCTTTTGGTCCAACTTCTCCTTGTGGTCCAATTGGACCAACTTCTCCTTGTGGTCCAATTATACCGGCTGGTCCAATTGGTCCAGCAGGACCAATTTCTCCTGCATCGCCGCGATATCCTCTCGGTCCCCGTTCTCCTTGATCACCCTTTGGTCCAATTGGACCGACTGGTCCTTCTGGACCAATTTCTCCTTGTTTCCCACGAGGACCGGGAATTCCCTGCGGACCCATTTCTCCACGATCACCTTTAGTGCCCTTGGTACCTCGCTCTCCCTTTAACCCCTTGATATCACCAACCAACGCGGCTAATTTCTTCTGGATTTTTTGTTCTTGAGAAGCATCTGATTTTTCTTCTGAAATATTTGTAGAAGTTTCTGCCTCTTCGAAGAGTCCCAAAATCTCTTTTTGATTTCCTATTAAAGTTATATGTTGACCGTGTTGGTCCATCAAATACAACTCAGAATTTCCAGACCCAATGTTCACGATAGAAGGAAACAAAGCGTCTTCTTTTGAAATTAGATAAAACAAATCACCAGATTTGTAATTCTGAAATGATTTTCTGAGTATAATTGAGTTTGGCTGTTCTTTCATTTTACAATGGTTTTCCATACCATTGCTCTACTAAATTCTTGCGGTAGTAGTGGAAATTGTAGTAGCGCATTCTTTCTGTATTCGGATTTGAGATCTTCATTCAACGGAACTTCCACCCCAAGAATCTCACATTTTTTAGTCCGCAATTTAGAAATGATCTGTTGATATTTCAAAGAACTGCTAGGATCGACAGATTCAGTCAGGCTTTGATTGTGAAGAATTCTAAGCTTGTCTTTGAAATGATAGATGACACTGAAATTCTTGAGAGAATAATATGCATCACTCAACATGCCACGAAAATCCTCACTAATCATGCTTGGCTTCTTTGTAAGCAAATAAATCCTAAACGGAGTCTTGTTTTCACAACACGCGATAGGATACAAGGCATGATTTTCTTTTTTGAAATGGGTACGAATTTTGGGGCAAGATTCTTTGTTTGCATTGGGAATAAGCAATGCATATTCTTCTGAATTCTTTTCGGAGACGAACCGGGAAAATGCGTCTCCGGAAATTACAGAGGAGTCAGTAAAAAACCGGTCAACCAAGGAATTGTATTCAGAAAATGAAATCATATGGGGTTCCTTTGGGAGTTCGGAATTATTTAGTGACTTCAGGATCGATGGAAGCCATACCTTGACGCAATCTAACAACCGATCCATTTGGATATTGAAGTTCCAAATCCCACACATAGCGACCGGGTTTCATCGCACTAGATGTGGTGGCACCCAAGGCAACTTGAATGCCCCCTGTACCTCCGGTAATGGACGCAATAAAACTCGTAGAAGTTGAAGAGTAGTAACTTCTTCTCAATTGAGCAGAAGCAGTATACCCCACACTACCATGAGTAATTCCAATCACCGCCCCAGTAGAATCTGTTGCCGTAAGTGAATATGTAAAATCTGTACCCTGATCTATGAATAGATTTTTAGTCACACTCACGACACGTCTCCGATTCTAACGCCAATGATTTTTTCGACTCGATAAATGAAGTCGGCAAATCCACTGACTGGATCAGTACCAAATGTAAACGTGATGTCGCCGAGATCACAATTTACAAGTGTGGTGATAGAGAACGGTAAAGCAATATCCGTATTTTCACTAATAGTCAATTCACCAATCTCCAATGACGTTTGTGCATCATTGCAGTTTGCAAATAGTCTGACCACGAATCCAGATCCATAATCAGCATCAGTAGTACCGTAACAGGTAATCATCCATTTTCCCGGTCTTACTGGCGATTGAACGTATGCTCCGTCCAATGTAGATCCATCACCAGCCAACGTAGGAACTAAGGTAAAAGAATCATTTGCTTTGTTATCAACATATTCCTTGTTGACGGCATGGTGGAATGCTGTAGGTGCCGTAAGACCAGCGATCACCCCCACTGGAGTTGTAGTAGAATAGGCACTGTTCACAAACTGTAGAGTAGGTGGACGAGTAGTAGCACCGTTGTCAGTTACATATCCACCACGAAGCGTAGTAAGGTTGACCAGTGAGTTCACGGCGAACGTAAGTTCAGTGTGTCCACTGAAAGAACCACTACTTAATCCGTCTGGTCCATAAAGCAACATGTCACCATACATCCAATTCTGGACACGGGAATCATAAGATGCGGGAGAAGGATTTCCAAATGCTTGGTAGATTGGATATCTTCCCGAAATTGCACCGTTTGCAACTGCACTGTTTCTTGCTGCAATTTCAAATCCATGGGTCAGTGACGATCCAGATTCCGGAAGATATAGGTGGTAGTTGCCCTGAACTTCGAAGTGCCCACCACTGTTATACATCTGAACAACACCAGTGCTTTGATAAGATCCGGTGATATTGGTGTCTCCACCAGCATTGATGTATCGAGAATCAGATGCAGCAGTGCCGTAGTATCGAGCATCGGTTTGTGTTCTGGAATAAACGTCGTCTACACCATAAACACCAATCTTACTTCTGTATGAAGCTGCTGTAGTTCCAGCCGATCCACCAAAATTTGATTGAGTCAGAGAATCGTAACGAACGTAACGATTGTCATGATCGTGTCCGGTAATGATAGTAGCCGAAGTAGAATTCTTTGCTCGGATGATGTAGTGCGTAACCAAGTATGGGCTATGCACGTCAATGGCCGCACCACCACCCGTGATACCACTATTGAATTGTGAACCATTGCTGATGTTTGTAAGAGCAGAAATCGATCCAGCCGCAAACAACGCCGCAGATGCACTCAATCCGTGAGCGTGGACCGGAAGTTGATTGTTCGAGATGGTCAGCATCTCAGAACCTGCAATAGTTGCAAGACTATAAGCAGTCAATCCAATAGAAGTGTATTCTGAATCTCCAGTACTTCCGCCCAATGGGAATCTAGTACGAAGATCTGGAACGAAGAAAATATTTTCACCGGCAACGTTTGTAATTGCCGTAAAATTCCACGTAGCCGCCGTAACGATGGAATCGACGGTAATCGTTCCGGTCGTCGAATTGACACTAAGAATAGTTCTATTGGAACCGGCAATATTGACCACGTAACCGGCGGCAAGCCCGCGAAGACCGCCAATCACCGTACCTGTAGTTCCGCTAGAAGCAAATGTAATCTTGGCATGGAATGTACGTCCAATGACCTGATACAATTCAGGATAATCTAGGGCACGATAACAATCGCCGTCACAAAGCAGCCATTCTTCCGAAAGATACGAAAGACTTCCGGCATAAGGAGAAATGGATCCTACTGGAACCAATCCCGGCAAATATACTTCATCGGTAGGAGTTACGAGCTTAACGCCGATCTCATTCAGCACCAACCCCTCAGTCTGAGAAACAGCCAAAAGAAGTGGCTTTCTGACCTGCCCGGCACACAATCTTGTTGCCGTTGCATAATCAGGATCACCAATCATCAAACCACTGCTTCCTGTTGCGGTGAGGAAATATACACTTCCGGCAACGAAAGGAACACCCTCTACGGTCATCTGAGATCCAGACAACCCGGTAATTCTTCCCTTGTATGTTACCGTAAGATTGTTGGCATCGTGAATGGTAGACACCACACCAATAGATTCAGCATTTGCAGCGTTGTCAGCATATGCAAGTGCCATGGCTCCGGTCGTAGTAATACGAACGATGTGCCCGGCTGTAAATCCGTGACCGGTAATGGTGTACTTTCTACGAATCGAGGTAGGAGAAATCCACACATCGCTAATCTGTCCATTGGAATCGGCGATAGGAATAGTGTACGCACTAGAGGCAGTGTGAGCATGGGCACCATCCAACATATCAACATTGAGCATCTTTGCCCAGTTGTTTGTTGTGATTCCTGCAAAAGTCTGCCCAGATGGACCGGGAGTGATTCTAAATGATTCGGTAAGAGAATTGATCCCTGTGGTACCAATAGAAAAGATCAAGTCATTTCCAGTAGCTCCACTTGTCTTCGTAATTTTCCATGCTCCAGCCGTAAACGTCAATGGAGCAAGCGTGTTATTTGCTTGGGTTAGGAAAACTTCTGTATTTTGCCCGGCTTCTGCCGCAAAGATAAACTGAGACTGATTGATCCCCGTGTAACCAAAGGAACGATATACACGAGAAATGATAGAACTGGTACTGTTATCAACACCCAAATTTGTATTGGAAATCCAACCATAATATGCTGCACCAGTATCGGCATCTGTGTTTTGCCAGAGAAGAGTTTTGTCTCCTGATGCACCGCGTACATTGATACCGGCATTATTCAAATTGATGTCGGAAAGGAAGTTGCTTGTGATGGAACCAGTAGATCCATAGAAGAATCTCACCGGACCAGTAGATTGCATACTGACATATCCTGTAGGTCCAAAATCTCTTGGACCATAAGGATCTTGGAACATAGCACCAATGCTCAAAATTCCGGTATGCCCTACTGAGTTAGATGTAAACGACTGTACATGTCCATAGAAACTTGCCGTAACGCCTGAAACTGTTGGGAAGTAGTATGCCGTTGCACCCAAAGAAAATGAGGTCGCTCCAACGCCAGTCATGTTGAGTGGAATTGATTCTTGATATGCAAGTTCAATCTGCAAATCTTCAATTCTAAGATTATTTGTGGCTAGATAATCCTGCGATCCGAATGTAGAAAGATTACCATTGACCGTCAAATTGCCATTGATTACTAGGCTTCCTACGTCAACCGTAGGAGGAAGCATATATCTTGCCTGAACCTTTTTGGCGGTACCTTCTCCACCAACGGAAAGATCGTTGATGATGTATTCGTCGTCGGTGGCAACTCTGTTAAGAGCAGTAGTTGCACCGCCACCAGTCAAAACCAGTCCAAAATCATCAAACAATGCAAAATCCACGACCGTCATGTTATTACCACTGACGGATCGTGTACCAATACCGGGACCGGGATTTACGGAAATAGTTACAACACCGTTGTAATTACTAGCAACTTCTCCAGTTTGTCTTAGTAATCCACCAGTAGTTCCAACTTGTACGTCATATACTTGAAGTGGATTGAGGGAGTCGATAATTTCATTGCTACGATTGAACCAAGTATTAAACGTATCGGTCAATACTAGATTACTTAAATTGATCAAATCTGAGCCGGTTGCCATTTAATTAGTTCCTTGGAATCGTACCAGTATTTAGATTAAATTTGAACATATACTCCGTCAAAACACACGGTCAAAGCCGCCGTGTCGTCAACAAACCAAAGGGTTCCACTTTCAGTTGTTCCGGGTCCATCAGCAGTGTTGGCAATAATTACAGTGGATCCCGGGGGTCCAGTAGGACCCGTGGCTCCAGAAACAACATAGATTCTTTCTTGACCAGTAGGACCAGAAATTCCCGGAGATTTCGTGGCAGCCAGACTGATGAATGATGTATAGCTTACACTTGACATGGATTAGAAAGGATCGGCGACGGTTGATGGGTCAGAATCATTGGGGTTCAAATCAATTCTCGGTGCTAAAAATACCATATTACCTTCACTGACTACGGCATATACTCCACCGACTTTGTGAAAGAAGTCTCCTTTGGTTTCCATGGTGCAATTACCATTCATCAAAAAATTGACATCTCCATCTACCTGAATGTTTAGATTCTGATTGATTCGAAGATTAGAATCCCCCTCAATATTCTCCGTTTTGGTTCCCTTGATCAAAATTTTGTTGTCTTCTAGGACAATAGTGTAGTTGTCACCGACAATTTTACTGACCTTCGTTCCGTCCGGATGAATCTCCGAAAACGTACCGGCTTTGTGATAAGTATGGATTCGTTCACTTCCGGGGGTATCATCAAATTCCTGAATGTGCCCCGACTCGGTTTCTGTTACGTGGTTCTTTGGATATTGAGCCGCGTATGGACTTTCTGGTTCGCTCCATTCAGTTTCTGACAATGCCTGTGCAATAGAAGTCTGCAAATTCAATTTCTTCAATTTCACTACCGTTTCATCAACTTTTTCATTTCTGGCTAGCCGATTTGTATCCGGTTCTCCAAGTTTGTCTTCTACTGGATACGTTCCAGATGGATCGGAAAATCCAACACTCGACGGTGGTTTTTCTGAAGGAATTCCTCCTATAGACCCCATAATGATGGGTTCTTGACAAGTCATAGAATCTCTAAAGAATCCCACAACCCATGTTCCGGGAAGAAGCCCGGTAGGAGAGCTACCAATACCGCCCATAGCGGCACTGGTTACTGGTTGAATCGGGGTAGCCCAAGGCAAATGCTCTGTAGGAAGGTCGCTTTTGTTGTCCGTATGAAATCCCAGCACCCGCACCCGGCATCTGCCAAGCATCAAAGGATCGTCTACGTCTTCGACCACTCCCTGCCACCACACAAACTGACCAATTCCCATGAAATTTTCATTGCTCATGATGAAGACCAAACCTTTCTGTCTGGGTATGGATGAGGAATAGAATCCCGCTCCAATTGCATTCTCATTTTGTAACTTTCTTTCTGGAGAATATGAGTAATCTTTGTGATCAAATATTTCCCAGACAAATAATAGTCAAACGGATTATCGTTTAGATTCTGTTGGGCCTCCCCCGAGAAGATGTTGACGTTAATGATTTCTCCGACCCTACGATTTGAATCGCCTGCCGCAAGAATACTCAACCGAAACGTATCAAAATGAGTCAAATGAGCATTTCTCTTTAGTACATGATTCTCATATTCATCTGTGTTCTCTACATCACTGAAGAGATACGAATGCTTTGGGTAATATCGGAAATGTGAAAAAGGATGTGCCCCGTACTCATTATCATTGGGAGGTAAAATTCCATTAGGATGCAGGGTAGTCATCTGAGGATAATCATCTGTATATGAGAAATCGGTGTACTGATACTTCTTTGTAGTAATGTCATGAGTCAGAAGTCTCGAAGCAAATACACCTTCACGGACATTCTTTAGGGTGTTGTTCAAAGTCAATACATCGTATTTTTCAATTCGTTTGATATCACTATTCAATTCTTTGAACAACTGGTCTTCTCTGGTTGTATTGGCTTGAAAATACTGATAGGTAAGAGTTGGTTCTGGTTGATTCTTGGCCAAATAATTGATAGTCGAAAATTCAAATGAATTGAAGGTTTCATAAAATAGATACGAAAAATCTTTACCATCATCTGATATGGACCGTTTTGCAATCATATTGATCGCGTCCAATGGATTCATGAAAGGAATGACCAATTGTTTCTTGCCAAGAGTTTCTTGAGTTAGAAGGGGTTTAGGATCTTTCAAATAGTCATTGAAAATAGATTTTACCATGTCGGCATACGACATATTGGCAAAAGATCTAGAGATCTTTGTTTGTTGTGCCTTCATGTATGCCAACGAACAGAAATAGATGGTGTACACGTTGGACTTGTACGATGGATCTAAATCTGTCTTGTCGGCTATTTTATAGACAAAAAACGTTTGTTTGATGGGAATCTTACGAGACGGGGTGATAATCTCAACTTCAATAAGTTCGTTACCGATCAAGGGAAGATGCCGAATCAAGTTTACATTTTCACCAATAAGCAATTCACCGCACACGAAATTACAGTACATGTCTTCGTGCAACGTCAATTCAATAACGTTATTTCTAACGTCAACAGAAAGACCATTATACGAAGTGATGGTTAAAGTCTGGAGATTATACTCTCCGGGACTAATCATTATGTTGGTTAGAAATTGATCCATTAGGTAAAGATCGATTGCAATTCACTTATGATTTTGTTTGCGTACTCAATTTTCAATAATTTGATATTACGCTTGCGGTCGTTGATATTTATTTCGTAATTCCGATTCGTGATTGCGTGATCTTCGAATTCACCATTGATGTAGCGACGTAAGGCAAAGTCGTTGCTGTCATTGAAAGTCTGGATGCCGTCAGTATTTGAATAGAAGATATTCTGTCTAGAATAGATCTTGTTGTCGTTGTATTGAGTGAGATCGATTTTGCCGTATGGGTCCAGAAAGTTATGAAAGTCGTCTTCGAAATGGTGCAATGAATCTGCGTGTTCAAGAACAACCTTTTTCGGAATTACTTCAAATTCCGTTCCATTTTGAGATTCTGAAATAATCGCCGACTCTGTATCAAAATTCAAATCCGGATCGGCATCATCCACAATCAATCTTCTAAGGGTGGGATCCCAATCAATAACGGTGGCAGTTCTATCTCCCTGAGTTATCGTATTTCCCACAATGAACTGCGATTCAATAAGAGACAATTGACTTGTACTGTCGGTGATGTCAAATTTGAAAGTTCCGGGAACGCAGTTAAAGAAAATGGCTGCTCCGGGATACGTTTCAGTAATTTGATCTTCCAATTCCGATTGGGAAAATGGCCAACTAAAATATGGGCTCATGACCCCATTGGAAAGTAGAACCAACCAATGAAGATCGCTTTGCCCGTATACTCTATGTGCAATGTGTTCGGGTTTTTCTCCGTCCTTGATAATGTAGTCGATGTAGAGTTTATTTGATCTTTCCGGAATGATGTCCAGAATTCTGGAAGAAGCCATCAAATTGGTACAAAGCTTCCCTTGTTTATCGGTAAGGGAAAACTTGTAATCGATGAGTGGAAAATTGCCGAAGTATGCCATTTTAGTAGTATCTCTTCTTCATGTCGGTGCCATTGAAGAACGTCTCTGGTACCGCGATGTCGCTTCTGGTGAGGATCTGCAATTCTTGGAATTTAAGATCAATACTAATGCCCACGGGAGACTTGATCACCGAATCTCCCAGTTCTTCTAGTTCTTTCAGTGTGGTGAATCTACCAGCATCCGTATAATTTATGGAAATGCTTTCCAAAGCACACGGCTTGATTTTGTTCATGTAAAGGTTTTCTACCCATCTATTCTGATGTCTGGTGTAAAATCCAATCTGAAACACAGAGGGGGACTTGAAATAGCGGCTATCATTTGCCTGTGCAGGGTGAGAATAGTGCTTGAATGCCGTGATCATCTGAATAACGTTTCGAATTTCTTTACGAGACTTTGGGTACATCTTGAAGAAATAGTTGAAACTTCTACGGTTCACACGATCAAAGAGGTACTCGAAATTCTGCACCGGAAGTGTTCTGGTTTTAGCTCTGAACGCCGCATTGAGATCTATATCACCACCAAGAATCGTTCCGGTTGGAATTGATTTGGTCAATGAAGAGATAAAATTGGTTCCGGCTTGCTTTAGGATATCTTCAGCCTTTTTGTTGTCCTCGGCATTTCCTCCTGCAATAGAACCAGATTTCAACAAGTCAATTGCTCGATAGGTAGGAGAAAGGTCTTCTTCTTTGTAACCAAAGTTATAGCTACTTTGAATATTTTCTGGTGCGTAAAGATAAATGGTAGCTAATGGGTTCAAATCCGGCTCTACGGGAGCAGGATTAATGAGTTTTTCGTATACCTTTAACGCTTGTTTATTTCTAGCAGATTCTATGGTATTGTTCTGAACCGACGAAGTGCTTCCAAAGAGATAGTCCTTTGTTGCCCTAGCTCCACTGGAAAGTACGGATTGTCCTAAAGAAATCAATGTACTAGAATCAATACGATCATTCGTAGGATTAACAGGATCGGTCAGTGCCGTATTGACATCCACGGCAGAAGAGTTATTATCCAACGCCAAAAGACGCTGATACTTTATGGTTTCAGTTTCCAATGTACCACCAGTGAATTCTTTGATGTCAAATCGAATAATGTTGGTGGGGGTATCGTTGTGAGCAATATTAGCTGGATTCTCCAGTTCTTCTGGATAATAGAAAATAGGCGGTGTGTTTCCCCCGGCACCAGCCCGTCCAGAACCTTCTCTATTGGCTTTTTGTGTGGTAGAATCCTGATTGGCAACAGAAGAATTTGAATATTGATTGACAACATCTTGTCCAACAGTAACCATTACTGTATCTGTTGCGTCTCCGGGATTCGTAGGTACGTTTTGTACCCTCAAATCCGCATCGGTTTTGTTGAAAATCGTTTCCAGATAATCGGTGATTGCCATTTGATCTTTCTAGATAAATACTTTAGCAAATATACTGATATTTATCAGTTTTTTGAAAGGCTTCTGTATTTCTTACAAAGGCAGATTTAGCCCAAAAAACATTTCGAAATACAAAGGCGATTCAACAAAAATTGTGTACCGAAGTCTATGGGAACGAAAGTTCTTTTGTTTCTGTGATGAAACCGACTCAATTCTAGAGTGGAGTTCTGAGACAGTTATAGTGCCTTACTACAGCCCAATTGATCGTAAATTCCACCGATATTTCGTAGATGTTTGGGTTCAGATGAAAGACAAAACCGGCAAAGTTTCTTGTAAGCTCATTGAAATTAAGCCATACAAACAAACAATCCAGCCGGTCATCAGCGAAGCCACCAAGAAGACCCGCCGCCAACTCAAAGATATCAAGAATTGGGTCATAAATACTCAAAAGTGGGAAGCCGCGAAAGCATATTGCATGGAAAGAGGATGGGAATTTGTGATTCTTACTGAAAAGAATCTATTCAAACATGAGAAATGAGACTAGACAAGCGATTAATTGGTTCAAGGGATTGCTTGCTTTAAGCAAAAGAGCAGGCAAAGCCAAAGTTCGTACATTGAGAGGGAAGCTTTTGTTCCTCAATTACGATCCAAAGACCAAAGAACAATTGCCTTATTATGACACTATGCCCATGATCTTCGTGTTAGAAGTCCGAAGTACTTACTTATTGGGGCTGAATTTACACTATTTGGGCTATGCCGATCGTAAAAAATTGGTGGATGCCATTTATCAATTTGGGGTCGATGATTTAGATGACGAAGAAATCATGATCAAATTGCGATACTCTGGTATCGAAGCATTCAGCAGAACCAGATATGCTAAGGTCTGTCTAAAGAAATACAAGGTCAGTAACATTAGAAATTGGATGATTGTTCCGGCAAAAGCATGGAACCATTTGATTTATTTGCCTCTCTATGACTTCAGAAAGCAAAACGCATCGATTGTTTGGAAAGAAAGTCACGATAAACTAGGATCCACGTAAAATGCCCAGAACTCCCAAAAATATCCCACAGAACAACTTTCTAAGCACTTTCATCGAACATGCGGCGAATACCGGATATCAGCGGACCAATCGATACATTGTGTTCATTCAGGGTCCTCCCGCACAGGCAGTGATCGATCGATCGGTGTACGAAGATCCAAGTCTTCCTGTTTCTAGGAAGCCAGAGGATATGGCTAGAAACAATGTGTTGGCAAAGAAGTTCCTGTTGACCAACAATCCTGCCTATATGCGCCCAATGGATCTGGATGCCTCTAGACGCCTTGCAATCAATTGTACGTCTGCTACGCTGGCGGGGAAAAGCCTAAGCACGGTAGAGTTTGGTTCTATTGGTTCGGGTCCTCCTTCTCGTTTCCCTTATGCCGAAACCTTCACCAACGAAGTCACTTTAGATTTCAACTGTAGTTTAGATTTTTTCGAGAGAAAGTATTTTATTTCTTGGTTGAACAGCATCGTAGATACCCAAACCCACGATGTCGCATTGTACGAAGACTACGCAAAGCCATTTAAGATTTTGATGGTCATGCTTCCTCCAGATGTTATGGATTTCCAATCTATCGAAAAATTCAAGAACGAAATCAATACAGATACCACCGGATTCGTTGAAGGCGGCAACGGAGTTAAGAGAAGCATTTATTACGTTCGCCTACAAGAAGTATACCCAGTAGAAATCTACGAAAGCAAGGTAGACTACGAAGATACCAATATCATGAAGGTGAGCGTAAAATTCAATTATCGTTACTGGGACGATCCCGTTAGTGTGTACATGAGCAATATTAGATTTTCTCACGAAAACGGGAACAACGATATTATCGAATCCCCCTTCGATCGATTCAAGAAGATTCTTCGGGACATTGTTCGTTGGTCAGATCCACAGGCACTAAAGCAGGATTTGATTGAAAAGGGTCTTCAAGAACTCGGTGATATTGTTGGAGTAGAAAACGTAGAACACATGGCACAGGCTGGTCAGATCATTGACGTGTATAGCCAGAGCCCAGATAAAAATTCGTATCAGACCATTCAGAACAAATTGATTAGACCAATGGGTGGATTGTTAAACTAAGGAGATTAGAGTATGTCGTTGCCTATTATTGACGTTCCTGTATATAATTTGACTGTGCCTTCTACCGGAGAAAGTATCAAATTCCGTCCATTTCTCGTCAAAGAGAACAAACTGCTTCTGTTGGCGAATGAAACAAATGCAACAGATTCCATGTACGATGCCTTGGTACAGATCATTGTGAATTGTACCTTTGGAAAGGTTGCAGTGGAAAAATTGGCTCTCTTTGACCTCCAATACATTTTCTTGAAAATTCGGTCCAAGTCTATTGGAGAAGTAGCCGATTTCTCTATTGAATGCGAAGGATGCAAAGAACCAGTACAGGTAGAAATGAATTTAGACTCAATTGAAATTCAAAAGAACCCACTACACAATCCCAAAGTGTTGCTATCAGACTCGGTTGGAGTAATGCTCAAATCTCCTACCATCGGATCAGAAAAGATCATTGGGTCCAATCTACCTGAAGCAGAAAAGGATGTAGACTTTGCCATTAGCTGCATTGATTACATCTTCGACAAAGAAACCATTTACCATTCCAAGGACACCCCAAAGGCTGAATTGAAAACCTTCATTGAAAGCCTTTCTTCAGAAAACTACAACAAGATCAAAGCTTTCTTCGAAACCCTTCCTAAGATCCATTCGGAATTGAACTACAAGTGCCCGAAGTGTAGCAAAGAAGGAAAGATTGTCATTGACAACATTCGAGATTTTTTCGAATAAGCTGCATCGGTGAAAAGTTGGGGGACTATTACACCCTCAATTTCCAACTAATGCAGCATCATAAGTGGAGTTTGTCGGAACTAGAACAGTTAATACCATGGGAAAGAGAAATCTATATTGCATTGCTAAATCGATACATTGAAGAAGAAAATATCAAATTGCAACAAAGAGATCACTAATGGCAGATCCAGTCAATCAACAAGCAAATGCAACGGCAAATCCTCAGCAACAGCCTAGTGTGGCAGATGTCACCAAA